CTTTTAGTACCACAAGAAAGAAATTGTGTGACCCAATTCCTGTCAAAAGGTTAATTGGAACGGCAATGGAATTGCCCTCCCTAAAATCCCCTTCTTGGAGGACGGATCAGCTGTACTTGGTCAGTCAGCTGACTCGTCCAATCGCCATTCACTTTGACGGTCAAGAAGGTAGAAGAGTAATGAAGTTCCTTAAAACTGTTCTTGTTACATACAGTTTATTCGGGTTCGACTTTACCCTTCATGATATGACTAGGTTGAGAGAGACAGTAGTTAAGAGCTACCTCATCTCCCTGTACCATACACATCAGATGTCTTGGCTTAAGTACTTTAAGCACAAGACCGTTGCGGCCTCGGCTGCCTTTATGGGAACCTTTCCCCCTCCAGTACCTGAGGACTATTGTCCTCTCGAGGGAGAAAAAGACCATGTTCTTCTTGGTGGGGCCTTTTACCGCTTCACTCGCGAACTCCACCGTTCTCAGAGATTCCAATTAGGCGTGAGTATACTCAACCTAAAAGGGGCTCTAGACGTGGCGTCCAAAGAAGAATTAGAACAGGCAGAGGCGGACAATGTACAAAAAATGTCCACCAAACCACGTAAATATGGAACGTATGTTCCGTGCACGTTCCGAAGGCACGACTCCCTAGAACTAACGAAACCGTACTTGAAAAAGTACATCGATAAACAGGTTAAAACACTGTTTCGCGGAAAGAAATTCCGTTTCGAAGATCATTTGAAGGTTTACCTCCCCTCTGTAAATAGTAATTACACTAATACTCGGGAAGAGCTGGGAACTCTCGGCATTTTTAACAATGACCCTGGGTTTCCCCTCCAGACTGGTGAAAATTACATATCACCATACTATCACCCGGACTCTCTCTTTGTACGAGAAGACCTGGCTGATGTAGCTCCAGTGCTTCCAGAGGAAGTACCAGAGTTTGATTATCGAGGTGAACCGATAACGCAGGACCCTTATGCTGTTGTCTATAATGACTTTGAGCTTCGGAAACGGTATAATACTCACTATGAGTATTGCATCGACCGAGCCCTTGATGAACAAGCAATGGTTCAAGTAATGGCCTTGGCTGAGCCCCTTAAGATTCGAACAATCTCAAAGGGTCCCCCTTGGACCTATTACGTCTTGAAACCACTTCAAAAATTCTTGTTGAAGAGCTTACAGTCAAGATCGGAATTCGTCCTAACAGGAACGCCGGTAACCGATGGTTTAATAACATCGGTCTTTGGGTTTTTACCCGAAGGTACCCGGTTCCTATCTGGCGATTATTCTGCTGCGACAGATAACATGTATCGGTTTGTATCCAAACAGATTTGTAAATCCATTGGAGAAGCTTGTGAGCTTCCTGAATACTTAGGAGCTCTCCTTACAAAGGCGCTTATCGATCACATCTACCTTCACGATGGAAAGACCTATCCCCAAAGGACGGGTCAACTCATGGGATCCATAGTTTCCTTCCCAGTACTTTGTATAGCCAATTATTGCGCTATAAAGCTTAGTCAGGAACTATCTGGAAATGAAGGCTTACCCTTTCTCATAAATGGAGATGATAATGTCTCCGCTTATAAGTCCAACAGTATGTACGTAACATGCTGGAACAAGGTAACTTCAGCTTTCGGATTCTTTGAGAGTATCGGTAAAACGTACGATCACGAGTCTTTCCTCTGTATAAACAGTCGTTTCTTTGTGATAACACCTGATAGATGGTTCGTACTTGTTCCATTTATCAACTTTAAGTGCCTATCACCTTGGAAAGATATTCGAAGTGACGTCATTTCAGCAAAATTCTCGGAACTCCTAAAAGGAGGCGAGGAACTGGCTGACGCCTTTCTTTACTTTCACAGCAAACAGCTATCTACATTCAGAGGTTCATACCGTCTTCCACCTTACCTGGGAGGACTAGGGCTAAAGAAGAAGGAAACAGACTATACATATAATGATTTTTGTATAGCCAGTTATGTGAAGAAATTTCTGAACAATACCCATGTCAAACTATCTCCCCCAATGGAGAAGAAGATTGACACATATGGTTCTGTTCAGAGATTTCTCGATCACATAAATGCTCCTATCTTATTCGGATCTAGCTTCGAAGGTCAAATGCCCCTCAGTCATCTAGTTATGAACCATATATACCAGAAAGGTATAGAGGTCGTAAACCTAGATTTTTCGAAAGAAAGAGACAGATGGTGGCAGAAGATACAGGCCCTTCACAGGAAAGGAAGAGCCAACGGTATATACTTCAAAGACCCGTTCATCGAACACATTACAATGAAAAAGACGTATGGTATCATATCGAAACCTTTTGCAGAAGGCCCCTTCGGATACTAGTTTCGGTCGATAGCAAGAACTCAGACCTCTGTCTACAGCGACAATAGTGCATTAGTTATAGCCATAAAAAGCGACAATTAACGAACCACTTAGCCTAGACAAGTAAACTGTGTTAGCTCCCGTAAGCTAGAAATGAAGGGGTGTTCAGG